AACACGTTGAATACAAACACTGCAAAAACAGGCTCAAAGCTAGAGAATACGCGATCTGAGCCTTCCCGCCGCTTCAGTGTGGCCCCCATGATGGATTGGAACGCCTAATGCTACAGCCCTCGTAAAACGTGCCTTGTAGCGCCCTCCGAAAAAACTCGTACCACTTTTGTACCAACACCATTCCAACGCACCGAAGCCCGGCCCCGTTCTCGCTGCCTCCAGCAAATCCCGCACATGGGTACTGCTATGCTTAATTTCTTTCGAATCGAGTCGGCACCTATGGCAAGCGAATACTCTCTAGCGGATGTTCTGGAACGGCTTTATCAAAATCAATTAGCCCTAGAAGCGGCAGTAATGGAGCTGACTCTGTGGGCTGAGCAGCAAGACGCTTCAGAGACGGGTGAGAACGTTCGAGGCGCACTTAGCACGATTGGTGAAAACGCAGGCCATATCAAACAAGGCCTGGCTCGAATCAGAGGGCGTGCCTCGTAAATACGAGCCTTGCTGTGCAAGCAAAAGCCGGACACCTTCACACCACTCACTGTCCTCCAGGTTCTGTTCAGCCACCAAACAGCGTGCTCATGGTCGCGCTGTAGTGCTTGTCGCTCCAATCCCTAGCATTGCCCAACCCAGTCCAGCCCCCATGTGAATCATCGACTCGACAAAATGCCAGTCGCACGTACGCGTCCGCACGTATGGGCTAGCAAAAGAGAAGTATCAGAGGGGGGCAAAAAAAAGAGTAACATAAGTAACATCGGCCCGATTAAGCCTGTAATCAATTGAAAACAAAGGATTTTTTAAGATCCAAAAAGAGTAATTTTTAAGTAATATTGAAGTAATCTGATTACTCTTATTTGACGTAACTCTCACAAAACAAAAAACCCTTTAAATTCAATGACTTGATAATTTATTACTTTTTGAGTTACCTCTTTGTTACTCATCTTTGTAATCAGCAAAGCCACGGAATACGTGGGCTCCAGGCCATCCCTTCCCCCTGATTACTGAAATTACTCTTTTTCTGAACCGCCCCCTTCCCCTCAAATCAAGCGCCTGTCGAGACCAATGAGCGAACCCCCTCGGCATGCAGGGATCCGCAGGCTTTTGCACCTCCCAGGATCGTCAGAAGGCCCCCGGCCGGGCTCGTTTCGAGCAGTCCGCAGGTGTGCGGAAAAAAAGACCTATTTAGACCGGAGGCGAGGTGGGGGGACGACGGCGCGCGCCAGGTTTGAAGCTCGCCACTGCCCGCCGATAGCGCCCCATTTCTGTGCGATTTCTCAGGGCGAAAAAAACCGCCTCGGCGGGCGGCTCAATGGGGTCAGCAGGTTATCGACAGGACACCTGCCACAGCTGGTCCAGCCTGGTCGTGTAGCTCTGGCTCATCATGTCCCGACGCATACCCCAATCTGGATTGACGGGCGCGCTGGCTGATCAGAGGAGCCCCTACCCCATCGCCCATTGATCTGGTCCAGCACCACCATCAACGCAAGGGTTGAAACTGTCACGACAGGGAAGTTTTTCAAACAGCTCTGGCCGAACGGGCGTGCTCTGCTGCCAAGCGAGGGCTGGTATGAGTGGGTCAAGGATTTTGTCATCATCGCCGCTGCCAGCGATCAGGGCATGGTGGATATTCATGACCGACGCCCTTTGGTGTTATCACCGGAGCAAGCTCGGGAGTGGCTGGTGCCTGGCCTTGAGCCGGAACGCGCTGAAGAAATTGCGCGAGAGCATTGCCGGCCTGTGGAGGATTTCGAGTGGTATGCCGTAGGCAGAACAGTAGGAAATGTGAAAAATCAAGGTCCAGAGCTGATAGAGCCTTTGGCAGCCCTTGGGGCTTGGCCTTGAAAAGCAGGATAATAACCATGTCCACGCCAACTTAGATAAACGAGTCAAAAGTGAATTTTTTATACATAACAGGCCTGACCGATTTAAAGATATCCGACACTCTAAAGCACTCAATAAAAACCGCAAAAAATACTTTCATAACGAACAATTCCAGCTTCATAAAATCACTGATACCGCACTGGCAAATCCCAGCCCTAGGCCAGCTCGAATACAACTTTCTTACATGCGGAAGGCCAGTAATCTATACTTCGGGCAGTGTTTTAGCTGAAGAAGGAACACACATAGAAACCATTAACCTACTCAGGGAAGCTCAAGCCTTTTTAACTGCACTTTGGATGGAGCGCGACTGCAGCGTAAACTGTGATAACGGCTTCGCTATAGGAACCGATAACCCACACATTCACAGCAATTCATTGAGCTTATATTACTCACTTGCAAAAGGAGGCACGGAAACCCTAACTTTAAATCAGGCGGATATTGAGTCAGCGTCCGCACTTTCTTTTAGTACATTTAAAGGATTAAAAGAGCAGAACAAACCAACGCACACCGCATTACAAAAGTCCACCGGTAGAATCAACATCGCCAGTTACCACTTACAAACAGCGCGTGCAGCTAGCGATTTAGCAATCAGAATTTCTACTTATTGCTCATTTTTTGAATCGCTATTCAGCACCAACACAGTGGAGCTCTCACACCAGCTAGCTGAGCGGATAGCTTTCTCGCTATCGAGCGATCCAAATGAAAGGCTTGAGATATTTCTAAAAACCAAAAAAGCTTATAACATTCGCTCAAAAACTGTGCACGGAGATATCATACCAAGTAAAGATGTAAAAAACCTTATTGAAACATCCGAGCATTGCGACAACATAGCGAGAAAAATCTATAAAAAAATAATAACCTCCGATGACATGAGCCGTTTGTTCGAGGGAACAAACGATGCAATCGAAGAGCACATGAGAAAATTGATATTCGGCATAATAACAGAGCTATAATCTCTCTCAGCCTCATGGGCCTACTACTCTAGGCCCATAATTTAAAGGAAATAACTTCTTCCCCAAGCCATTCGTTAAGCTGGCCCATCCGTTGCTGTATAGGTTCCAATTCATTGGCCGCATAGATCTGAGCAGCCTCGCTTATCGAACCAAACCCTCCTGCGTTCTGCGGCACAATCCCCATCAACTGCGGAGGAATGCGCAGACTCGCCAGCACATCATCACGGGTCTGATTCTTGATCGAATTGAATTCGTCCTTAGCCGCCACCTCACTGACCGGAATCAACTGAATCCCGTCCTTCTTGCCCGTGGGCGAGTAGACAAACAGATTCCGAAAATTCCCCGGTCCCTTCGACTCCTTCAGCGCTTTGCGCAAAGCGTCGATATCCGCCTCAGTCTGCGCCGCGTCGGTCATGTACAGGATGAAACCGGCGTGACTGCCGTTCTCGTAATACTTGCGCCGGAACAGCGTCGCCGACTCGTTCAACAGCGCCGACTGCAAAGCACTGACCCACTCCGGCAACCCATAAATCTCCTGGTGCAAATCCGCCTCGCGCAAGTGGAAGATGCTGCCTGGCTCAAACGCGTGCTCGTTCTTCCAGCCCTGCACCTGGTAGAACTGCCCCTCCGGCCCAACCCGCATGTACTTCGCCAACGACGGCACCAGTTGCCTGGTGCTGCCCAGCACCGAACGGCGTTTTTCCAGATAGCCATTGCCCAGGCACAGAAAATCCAGGGCGAACTGTTCAAAAGCCGCCCGGGACAACATCGGGTGCGGAATAAACGTCTTGCTCAACAGGTTGCGCTTGAACATCAACCCCGAATGCAGATGCACACTTGCCCCTACAGAATGGGCCAGACCATTGAGCGACAAGGGCGGCTCATACCACCGCCCGTTGAACCAGCACTCCAGGTAATCGAACACCTCTCGCCCACCCAGCACCGGCGTCGGGTCACCGAAGCTGAACACCTGGGTACCCGCATTGGCGGCGTCGAGAGTGGCCGGCAGTAGCGCTTGGCTGGCGAGTGGTTCGGTCATGTGAAAATCTCCATTCGCCCGGTATTGGCAGCGGTCTGCCCTTCGAGCGGTTCGTTCTGCAATGCGTGGAAGAGCGCCCAGGCCAAGTCGGCGTGGCCGGTGTTGTCGTTGCGGCCGGCGGTGTAGGTGAACTGGCGACCGCCTGCGGTGATGGTTTTGCGAATCGCCATGAGCGACTGGGCCATGTCGGTCCAGCCGGCATCGAACTCCAGCCGGCCCTTGTGAATCACGTCGTAGGCCTTCAGCACCAAGCGGGTTTTCACTTCGGGGGAGTAGCTGAAGGTAGTCACGGCCGGGAAGAACTGGCGCACCAGCTGGGCCACGCCGCTGCCCAGGCCGGTGACGTCGATGCCGATGTAGGTCACCCAGTAGCGGTCGCACACGCCCTTGATGGCGGCGGCCTGGGCGGCGAAGTCCATGCCGCGAAACTGGTGGCGCTCGAGCACACGGAATTTGCCGCCCGGCACCAGTGGCGGCGCGACCACCACCAGACCGGAACAATCGCCTGTCTCGGCCGGGTCGTACCCGACCCACACCTGACGGTCGCCAAACGGGCGCATGGCAAACGGTTTGTAGTCCTCGGCCCACTCCACCCAGCTATCGACCATGCAGGACTGCAACACCGACAGCGGGAAGATGCTCGCGCCGTCATCGACGAACTCGCACATCAGCAGGTTGGCAAACGCCTCGGGGCTGTACTCCCGGCGCAGCTCTTCGATGTCGAACAGGTCGCAGCCGCCCCGCTCCGCGTCCAGGATAGTGACAATCTGGCGCCACAGCCGGTCCTCACAGAACCGCCCCTGCTGGAGCGCGCCGTGGGTCACATCAACCTTGGTGTGCTGCGCGGCGGGCTTGCCCTTGTTGAAGCGCTCGCCCGTCCAGAAGGTGTAGGCCTCGTGAGCCATGCTCGACGGCGTGGAGAAATAGGTTTTGCGCCATTTCTTGTGCATCGCCATGCCCGAGGCGACCTTGTTCAGCTCCTCGAACTTGAACGTCCAGAAGAACTCGTCGAAGTAGAAATTGCCGTGGTAGCCCTGGGCAGTGCGGGCGTTGGTTCCGAGGAAAAACAGCTCGGCGCCGTTGGGCAATACAATCGGGTCACCGGTCAGCTCGACGCCGATGACTTCCCGGGCGAAGGCCTGGATGTAGCCACGGAACAGGTAGGCCTGATTCTTCGAAGCCGACAGAAAAATCTGGTTGCGACCGGTGTCCAGGGCGTCGATGAACGCCTCGCGAGCGAAGTAGTAAGTAGCACCGATCTGGCGGCTCTTGAGGATGACGCGGGTGCGCTGGTTGCCGGCCCGGTACCAGTCTTTTTGGTAATCGAAACAGCCGTCGATGAAGGCCTCGCGCAGCAGCTCGATCTGGTCTTCGCTGATGTCGTTCTTCGGAGATTTTTTCTTTGGCCCCTCGTTGCGCTTGGCGAGGTTCGGGTTGAGGTCGGTTTCGGTACCGCCGCCCTGGAAGCGCTGAATACGGGCCTGGCGTTCAAGCTGGCGGTGCAGCAGGTCGATCTCCTTGAAATCGCCGCCGGTCTTGTTGTCCTTGAGGATCAACTGCACCAAGCGCGCTTCCAGGGCGGCGCCGATGCGCTCGACGTTGTCGGCCCGGTCCCACTCGTCGCGGGCCTTCCAGCTGTGTAGCGTTTTTTCTTTTTCGCCCGTAGCCTCGGCAATCTCGCAGATGCGCCAACCCATCCAGTACAGGAACTTGGATTGGCGTCGCGGATCGATAGGCAGCAGGGTGGTCGTCGTCATGGCCGAGATGCTGCCGCCCACGGCGGCGACTCAATAGCGCCGCCCCTTGTACCCTCCCCGCCTACAGTCCCGTCTCGTTGCCGCCGCTCGCGCCCGTGACGACCATGCCCCTCATTGCAACGCACTGCTCAACCCAGCAGGCGCCCCACGCACTGAGGATTCCCGGCATGAAGAAGTTTCGCAGCAACTGGTTCCGCGTCGCCGTCGAGGGCGCTACTTCGGACAAGCGCACCATCAAACGCAGCTGGCTGGAACAGGCCGCCAAGAACTTCAACCCGTCCACCTACGGCGCCCGCATCTGGCTGGAGCATTTCCGCAGCCTGTTGCCCGACAGCCCGTTCAAGGCCTACGGCGACGTGCTGGCTGTGAAAACCGAAGAAGTGGACATCGCCGGCCAGAAGAAACTGGCCCTGTTCGCCCAGGTTGAGCCGACCCCAGAGCTGATCGCCATGAACAAGGCGAAACAGAAGATCTACACCTCTATCGAAATCGACGACAGCTTTGCCGACACCGGCGAGGCCTACATCGTCGGCCTGGCAGTCACCGACTCGCCCGCCAGCCTGGGCACCGACGTCCTGGCGTTCTCTGCCCAAAAACCTGACGCCAGCCCCTTCAAGGATCGCCACTACTCGGCAACGTCGATGTTTACCGAGGCGGTGGAAACCGAGTTGAAGTTCGAAGAAATCGAAGAGAAGCCCAGCATCGGCGCCCAGCTGTTCAACAAGGTGCAAGCGCTGCTGACTGGCAAGCAGGCCAAGGACGACACCGAATTCGCCCAGATCGGCGAAGCCGTCGAAGCCATCGCCGAGCACGTCAAGGATCTGCCCGACCAACTGGCCGCAGAAAAGCAATTTTCAGCGGGGCTGAAAACCCAGCTCGACCAGGTCAGCACGGAACTCACAGAGCTGAAAAACAAGCTCTCCACCACCCAGGACCACAACCAAAAGACGCGCCCTCCGGTTACCGGTGGCGACAAACAGGTCATGACCGACTGCTAACAGCCGGCCACCCACAGCCCCGAACAAACGAAGGACGATATTCATGCGCAACGATACTCGCGAACACTTCAACGCCTACTTGAGCCAGCTCGCCCGACTCAACGGTGTGTCTTCTACCACCGCGACCTTTTCCGTAGATCCCACGGTTCAGCAGACGCTGGAAACCCGGATGCAGGAATCCAGCGAGTTCCTGGGCAAGATCGGCATCATCGGCGTCGATGAACTCCAAGGCGAGAAAGTCGGCCTGGGTGTCAGCAGCACCATTGCCGGTCGTACCGACACCACCGGCAACGGCGTGCGCCAACCTCGCGACGTATCCTCCCTGGATAAGAAAGGCTACGAAGCCAAGAAAACCGACTTCGACACCGCGATCCGCTACGCGCAGCTCGACGCTTGGGCGAAATTTCCAGACTTCCAGGCTCGCCTGCGCGACGCGATCCTCAAGCGCCAGGCGCTCGACCGCATCATGATCGGCTTCAACGGTGTCAGCGCAGCCGCTACGACCGACCGCCAGGTCAATGCTCTGTTGCAAGACGTCAATATCGGCTGGCTGGAACAGTACCGTCTCAATGCGCCTGCACGAGTCCTCAAAGAGGGGAAAACTGCCGGCAAGATCATCATCGGTAGCGGTGCCACCGCCGACTACAACAACCTTGATGCATTGGTGTTCGACGCGGTCGCCAACCTCATCGACCCATGGCACCGCAAGGATCCGGGCATCGTCGTCATCCTGGGCAGCAATCTGGTGCACGACAAATATTTCCCGCTGATCAACAAGGAACAGCCAGCCTCCGAAAAACTGGCAACCGACATGATCCTTTCGCAGAAGCGCATGGGCGGGAAACAACCGGTCGAAGTGCCATATGTTCCAGACGGCTCGGCGTTGGTCACCACTCTGTCGAACTTGGCTATCTATTGGCAGATCGGTGGTCGGCGCCGCTATGTCAAAGAAGCACCGGAAAAAAACCGCATCGAAAACTACGAGTCCAGCAATGACGCGTATGTCGTCGAGGATTACGGCCTCGGCTGCCTGATCGAAAACATCGAGCTTGAGGAGGCCTGATTCATGGCTAACAGCCTCGCCAAGCGCCACTACCAGCGCGTCACTGCCGCCATCGAGGCGGCAGCGACCGAGCCCACCCAAACCATGGCCGGCGCCACGGCTTACGAGCACCAGCTCAACCAGCTGCTGCAAGACCGCTTGCGCCTGAAACAGGTCCAGTCCAACCAGGGCAAGGCCGAACTCAAGCGCCAGTTACTGCCGAGCTATGAATCCTATGTGCAAGGTGTGCTGGAAGGCGGCCAGGGCGCCCAGGACGAGGTCCTGACCACCGTCATGGTCTGGCGCTTCGATGCTGGCGACTTCACCGGTGGGCTCGACATCGCGACCTACGTGCTGAAACACAAGATGGTCATGCCCGACCGCTTCGCCCGCACCTTGGGTTGCCTGGTCGCCGAGGAAGTCGCGACGGCAGCCTTCAAGGCTCAGAAGGTGGGCGAACCGTTCGACCTGGCAATCCTTCACCGCACCGCCGAACTCACCGACGCCGAAGACATGCCCGACCAGGCCCGCGCCAAGCTGTTTCTCGCCATGGGCCGCGCCACGCTGGAAGGCATCACCGAGGAGGCCCCGGGCCAACCCGGCAAGCTCCAGGCCGGTGTGGATCTGCTGAAAAAAGCCATCGCTCTGCACGACGCCTGCGGTGGCAAGAAAGATCTGGAGCGGGCCGAACGCCTGCTCAACAAACTTGCCGGCCCTGCCGGCTAACCGAGCGTCCCCACGCACCCCGCCGGCTCGGGGCGGATCGGCCAGGCCGCTCCTCCTGAACGTGAAGCCCCGACCACCGGCGACCTATTTTTGAGTGCTGTTCCATGAGCGGATTCGTAGCCGGCGGCACCGTCGCCAGCGGCCATATCAACACCGACGCCTTCTGGCCCTCCATCGATCTGGATCAATTGCGCGCCACGCTGAGGATCGACGCGAGCGTCACCGCGCCACGCCTGGAAACCGCCGCTGTGGCCGCCGCCATCAGCGTCAACCGTGAGCTGAGCGAATGGCGAGCCAGGCAGGAAGCCGCAGGCCATGCCGAACTGGCTGACGTTCCTGGTGACAAGATCAACGACGTATCGGTACTGGAGCACCTCTACCGCCGCGCCATCGAAGCCGCCACCGGTGCCGAAGTGTGCGAGCGCTACCGCTCCTACGACACCACCAATAGCGGCAACCAGAACGCCGAAGACCTCACGCCAAACATCGACGATTACCGCCGCGACCTGCGCTGGGCCGTGCGTGACTTCCTGGGCATCAACCGCACTACCGTGGAGCTGATCTGATGCCCGTCACCGTCCGCGCCTTTCAAAACGACACCGTTGACGCCCTGTGCTGGCGTCACTACGGCCGCACCGCCGGCGTAACCGAAGCGGTACTCGAAGCCAACCCCGGCCTGGCCGACTACGGACCGATCCTGCCCCAAGGCCTGGCTGTGCAAATGCCCGAAGCCCAGACGGCCGCCCCACAGCGGCAGATGGTGAATTTATGGGACTGATCAAGCTGCAGCGAGCCCACGAACCTACCCATCCTGGATTACGGAATGAAGCGCATGCCTGAACGTCCCGACACCTGGGCCTGGCTCGCCGCCTGGCTCGAACAGAACTGGCCGGCCCTATACGCGGGAATCCTGGCCCTGACCATCGCCGCCCTACGGATCATGTACGGCGGCGGAACCCTGCGCCGGATGGCAGTTGAGGCCCCGCTTTGCGGTGCCCTGGCGTTGGCCGCCAGCCATGGCTTAGCGCTGCTCGGCATTCCCGCCTCCACCGCGCCGTTCTTCGGTGGAGTAATCGGTTTGCTCGGCGTCGAGGGGACTCGCGCCGCTGCCAAGAAATTTTTCACTCGCAAGGTAGAACAGCTATGACGACGCTCCGCCACGGCGACCGCTCGCAAGCGGTGCGCATCCTGCAAAAGAACCTGAACGAACACGGTGCCGGACTGGTAGCGGACGGCGACTATGGTGACTCCACCGAGGCCGCCGTACGGGCGTATCAGCTGAAAGTCGGCTTGGTCGCCGATGGCGTTGCCGGCGAAAAGACCCAGGCCAGCCTGGCCGGTGGCGACTGCCAGCTCCTGCTGAAAAATGAAGACCTGGTGCAGGCTTCGCAGATCCTCGACGTACCGTTGGCGAGCGTCTATGCCGTCAACGAGGTGGAATCGAAGGGAAAGGGTTTCCTGTCCAACGGTAAGCCGGTGATTCTGTTCGAGCGGCACATCATGTACCGCCAGCTCGCCACACCGCGCCACGACGGCGACAACCCCGACGAACTCAAGCGTCACGCCGACCAGTTGGCCGCAGCCAATCCGGCGATCGTCAATCCGAAGTCCGGCGGCTATGCCGGCGGCACTGCTGAACACCAACGCCTGAGCCATGCGCGTCTGATTGATGACACCGCCGCGCTGGAGTCCGCCTCCTGGGGCGCGTTCCAGATCATGGGCTTTCACTGGCAGCGCCTGGGCTACGCCAGTGTGCGGGCATTCGTCGATGACATGAGCGCAGGCGAGTCTCAGCAGCTCGCCGCATTCGTGCGTTTCATTCAAACCGACCCGGTTTTGCACAAGGCGCTAAAAGCTCGCAAATGGGCCGAGTTCGCCAAGCTCTACAACGGACCGGACTACCAGCGGAACCTGTACGACATCAAGCTCCAGCGCGCCTATGAGCGGCACGCTGAGTGCGGCTGCGGCCAGGCGGTGGCGGCATGATTCCCCCTCGAATTGCTCATCTTGAAATCAGTCCGAGACAAACAGGGAAAACCGAACGGCTGATTCAACGTGCAAAACCCTACCTTGTAGCGGGAAGGAAGGTTTGTTTCGTTACCTCGAAGGGGCTGGTCGAAGACATGCGCCGCCGCTTGCCTGGCGCGGTGATTCTAGAAGATGGCAAAGACGTGCCATGCGATGAAGACGCTGAAAACGCTATCTGGTTTTACGACGAATTCGATTGGCTCAATTCGACCAGAATTCGGGCGGACGCCTTTTACGCAACCACACCGAGATTCCAACGGACGGTGGGCGTTCATACCTCGGAAAACGATCTGCTGTTACGTCTGATCGAAGCCAATAACGGGTACTTCTGCCGTTACACCTGGCAGATCCATATGTCCGACATTCTCGAAGAGGCCCGTGCTTCGCACAGCCCAGAGGAATTCCGGCTGCTCTACCTTGGAGAATTCCTAAAATGATCGACCTTGAACGCGTGCAACAGTTGAACGTGAAGGACGGCGATCTGCTGGTGGTGCCCGAAAGTACCGAACAAGCCGATATGGAGCTGCTGTGCGAAGCACTGGCCTACGTGACACCAGGTTGCCGTGTAGTCGTCGTGCGAGGTCCCGTGGAGCTGATGGACGTAGGCGACATGAACAAATTGGGTTGGTACCGCGCATGAGTACCCTGCGCCAGGCGCTGTACGGCATCGCCCTGCTGGGCGCCCTGGCGCTGCTCATCTGGGGCCAAGAGCAACGCATCACCGTGGCCGAGAAGAATACCGAACTCGCGGGGAAGGACACCAAAATCGCCCGCGATGAAGCTGACAGGCTGCGCGCCAATCTCAACACCCTGCAAAACACCCTGAACGAAGAGCGCATCGCCCAGACTGCCCTGCGAACCCAGCAGGATCAACTGCGCCAGGGCTTGGCAAAGCGCGAGCAAACCATTGAGGCGCTGAAACGTGAAAACGAAGACCTTCGCAACTGGGCTGACCAGCCTTTGCCTGAGCTTGCTCGCCGGCTGCGCGAGCGCCCCGCCCTCACCGGCGCCGACGCTTATCGTCAGTGGCTGTCCGGCCGTGGTGCCCTGCACCCTGCCGGCGACAAGCCCACTCAATAACGGCGATCAGCTCACCGACCAGGACCGCGTCGAAGCCGCATGGGCTGAATGCGCCGGCCAGGTAGACATGGTGTTCAACCATCAACAGGCGGCCCCATGAACAAACCCGAAAGCCTGCGTGCCCACCTGCTGGCGACCGTGGCAGAACTTAAGCACAACCCCGACCGGCTGCTGATCTTCATCGACAACGGCAAAATCCGCTGCACCGCGGCTGCCTCGCTGTCGTTCGAATACAGCTTTGATTTACAGGTCATCCTCACCGACTACGCAGGTCACCCCGACAGCGTCATGTTGCCATTGCTGGGCTGGCTGAGCGTGAACCAGTCCGAACTGCTGGAGAACCTGAACAAGTCCGCCGAGGGCATCCAGTTCGAGGCCGACATCCTGGACAACAGCAAGGTGGACCTGAGCCTGACACTGCCGCTAACCGAGCGTGTGGTTGTGGGGAAAGACGCCGACGGCAATACCACCCTCCACCATCCTGGCGAACCTAAGCAGGTGGCCGCATTCCTTGACCCGGCGTGGATACCTGGTACCCAAGGCACCGGCAATGAATGGGTCGTGCCGAAATGACCAACCGATTGGAAACGCTGGAGGATTGGGCCGCCGGCCTACTGGGACAACTGGAACCGGCATCGCGCAACAAACTGGCCCGCAGCATCGGCCAGGCCCTGCGGCGTAGTCAGCAACAGCGGATCATCGCCCAGCGCAACCCGGACGGGAGCAAGTACGCGCCGCGAAAGCAGCGCAATCTGCGAGGGAAACAAGGACGGTTGAAGCGGAAGGTGCAGATGTTTCAGAAGCTGCGGACGGCGAGCTACTTGAGGGTCCAGGGCGATGGGAATGCTATCTACGTAGGCTTTACCGGACGGGTTGCCCGGATTGCCAAGGTGCACCAATATGGACTGAAGGATCGTGCTGAACCAAGAGCCCCAAATGTGAAGTATGAACGGCGGGAAATGCTAGGATTAACAGATGCGGATTTAGACCTAATCCGCGATGGCTTGCTCACTCATCTTGTGGGATAGCCAATGATTCGGTGGGCCAGAACTTACAAATGTTGCCTCAAAGGCACATAATCTCTGGGGGCATCATGAAAGATTTGGCTGATAAAATATTTGAGCGAAATGAGCTACTTGCAAAGCAAGTAACCAAAATATTGGAAGCTCATGCTCCAGTAATAAATTCTTTTGCGCAACAATTTGGTCAATGGCTGACACAAATTCAAACCAACGTAGCCCCATATTTGGAAAAAATCGCTCAGGTTGATTGGCAAGCGGTACAGGAACGCATCGAAAACATGCCAACTCGATCAAAAGAAGCAATGATAAAAGCTTCCGAACAAGGTTGGTTTTTTAACTGGAACAATTCTTTTTCCGATGTCTGGTCTCTTATCGACAGCCTACAAGATGCTAACAGCGACGAAGTAGACAATATTTTGAAGGCGCACTATTTAAACGACATGGACTGGTATGTCAGCGAATTAAAAAAAGCATTTCCCGACAGAGCACAGGCAATAAACGCAGCAATCAACGCTCACAAAATCTGTAGCCCAGAAGGCTATTACCTTAGCATTCCTGTATTTCTTGCCCAAGCCGATGGAATCCTTTCAGAGGTTACAGGCACCCCCTCCGCCATGGATAAAGTTAGAGACGGCTCTGAACTCAAAGGTAGCGCATGGGTGCAAGCCCAGATAGGAGACAATCAAGAATTAAAAAACTTGCTATATCAACTACTGAACTTGCACACCATGGATATCTTAAAAAGCAAAAAAATCAGAGACCAAGAAAGTTTAGCAAGCGGAAAAACATTCAACGCACTCAATCGACACCAAGTGCTTCATGGCGAGATCTCAAACTACGGAACCGAACTTAACAGTTTGAAAGCATTCTCTTTCTTGGCATTCACCGGACTGCACATACCATGCGCACTCAGATCTCCGTACTTAGTTGATATCGAGCCCAGCATTTAGCGCTACGACATATTCTTTAACTTGAGATTGTATTCTACAGTCTAACAAGTCACCGAGGCTGCACATTCATGTGGCTGGCGCCACCATCAGCGCCATGAACGACTTAGCCACCCTCGCCCGCCTGATCGAAAACCTCATCCGCTTCGGCACCATCGCCGCCGTCCAGATGCAGCCCCCGCGTGTGCAGGTCAAAACCGGAACCCTGACCACCGCTTGGCTACCGTGGATTGCCCTGCGGGCCGGCGCCGACCGGGAGTGGAACCCACCCACCGTCGATGAACAAGTTCTGCTCTTCAGCCCCTCGGGCCAACTCGGCAATGGCGTCGTCCTGACCGGCCTGTTCAGCGACCAGATCCCCGCCAACGGCGACCGTGAAGGCCTGCACCGCTTCACCTACCGCGACGGCACGGTGATCGAGTACGACAGCGTCGCTCACCACCTCAACGCCACGCTCCCCGATGGCGGCACCACCAACCTCATCAGCACCGGCGGCATCAACATCGTCGGCAACATCACGCACCAGGGCGACTACATCCAGAACGGCAACCAAAACGTCACCGGTAAGGTCACCGTGTCGGTAGATGTGGTGGCCGCCGGCATCAGCTTGGTGAAACACCTGCACGGCGACGTCATGTCTGGCAGCGGCAAGACAGGGAAACCGGAATGAACCGACACACCGGCGCCGCCATCACCACCGTGGAGAGCATCGCCCAATCCATGAGCGACGTGCTCAGCACGCGCCTCGGTACCCGGGTGATGCGCCGCGAATACGGCAGTCTGTTGCCCGAACTGGTGGACCAACCTTTCAACGACATCACCCGCTTGCAGGTGTACGCCGCCACCGTCATGGCGCTGATGCGCTGGGAGCCCCGTATAACCCTGAGCCGCGTGCAGTTCCAGGGCGCCACCCTGCAAGGTCAAGCATCACTGGACATCGAGGGCAGCATCGTCGATAGCAACGAGCCGCTGAGCCTGAGCGTGCCGCTGAACCTTGGGGGTAGCGCATGAACTCATTCGTCGCGATTGACCTGGGCCAGCTCCCTGCGCCCGAAGTCGTAGAGCAAATCGATTACGAGCAGATCCTCGCCGAGCGCAAGGCCTACGCCATCAGCCTCTGGCCGGTCGAGGAACAAGCCGAGATTGCCGCACGGCTTGAGCTGGAATCTGAGCCCCTGACCAAACTGCTCCAGGAGAACGCCTACCGCGAGACGGTCTGGCGTCAGCGCGTCAATGAGGCATCCGTCGCCAACATGCTGGCTCTGGCAAAGGGCAGTGACCTGGAGAACCTGGCCGGCAACTTCAACGTCAAGCGCCTGGTCATCCAGGCCGCCAAGCCCACAGCCGTGCCGCCGGTACCGTTGCTGATGGAAAGCGACGACAGCCTGCGGGAGCGGGCTCAAATGGCGTGGGAAGGACTGAGCACCGCCGGCCCGCGCAATAGCTACATCTTCCATGCGCGGTCTGCTGACGGCCAAGTGGCCGATGCCACTGCCGAGAGTCCCGCCCCAGCCGAGGCGGTGGTGACAGTGCAATCGATCCTGGGTGACGGCACCGCCTCGCCCGCGCTGCTGGCAAAGGTCAATGCCTACCTCAGCGACGACGACCGCCGCCCGGTCGCGGATCGGCTCACCGTGCAAAGTGCGCAGGTCATCAACTACCAGGTCAAGGCCAAGCTGTTTCTTTCGACGTCCGGCCCTGAGAGCGAGTTGATTCTCGCGGCGGCCAATGCGCAGTTGCTGGCCTTCGTGCACCAGCGGCGACGCCTGGGCTTGGAGGTATCGGAATCGATTATCCACGCCTCGCTGCACGTTGAGGGGGTGCGCAAGGTCGTGTTGGAGAACTGGGCGGACATCGTTGCTACGAAGTACCAGGCGCCGTACTGCACGGCCGTCGATTTGGCGTTGGGGGTTGAGTGATGCCTGACGCGCCCCTTCTTCCAAGCAATTCGACGCCGTTGGAGCGCCAAGCGGCGCAGGCACTGGCTCAGATCCAGCGCGTGCCGATTCCGCTGCGCACTCTGTACAGCCCCGACCGGTGCCCGCTGCCTCTTTTGCCTTACCTGGCCTGGGCCTTCTCCGTGGATCGCTGGGACAGCAAGTGGACCGAAGCAGCCAAACGCGCCGCTATCCGCAGCGCGTACTACATCCATTCGCGCAAGGGCACTATTGGCTCTCTGCGCCGTGTCGTTGAACCGCTCGGCTACCTGATTGAAATCATCGAATGGTGGCAGACCGTGCCGGTCGGTCCTCGCGCCACCTTCAGGCTCAAGGTCGGCGTGCTGGACACTGGTATCACCGAAGAGATGTACCAGGAGCTCACCTGGCTGATCGACGATGCCAAACCCCTGACACGCCACCTCACCGGGCTCGCCATCAGCCTGGAGACCACAGGTTCAGTTCATATCGGCGCCTGCATCACCGAGGGCGACGAGATTGATATCTATCCACCCACACAGCGGGACATCGAGGTCACGGGCTACATCCACCAGGGCGGCCGTGAACACCAGATCGACACCATGGACATCTACCCATGACAGACCAAAACAGCCAGTTTTTCGCCATTCTCACCGCCATCGGCAAGGCCAAGCAGGCCAACGCGGACGCCCTGGGCATTCCCTGGACATTCGCGCAGATGGGCGTCGGGGACGCCAACGACACCGACCCAATCCCCAGCGAGCAACAGACGCACTTAATCAATGAGCGGCGACGCGCCCCGCTGAATCAGTTGAAGGTTGACTCAGCCAACCCGAACATCATCATTGCCGAGCAGGTTATTCCTGAGAACGTAGGTGGGTGGTGGATTCGTGAGGTTGGTTTGTATGACGCCGACGGTGACCTGGTCGCCGTGGCGAACTGCGCGCCAAGCTTCAAGCCGTTGCTGACTCAAGGATCTGGACGCACCCAGGTGGTGCGCATGAATCTCATCATCAGCAACACCGCCAACGTCGAGTTGAAGATTGACCCGTCCGTTGTGCTGGCTACTCGTGCTTATGTGGATGGCTTGACTGTACGCGCCAACCAAGTCGAGGCCGAGACAGGAACGGAAAACAGCAAAATCATGACCCCGTTGCGGGTATTTCAGGCCATTGGCAAGGTAATAAAACAGGCAACGGAGAGTGCATTCGGCTGGGCAAAAATTGCTACCCAAGCTCAAGTCACCACAGGGACAGATGACACAGCAATCGTCACGCCCAAAAAACTCAGGGCTGCTCAAGCCACGCAGGTGGAAGCCGAGGCAGGCACTGACAATACAAAAACTATGACACCGCTACGCGTGTTCCAGGCCATCGCCAAAGTAGTAGGACAGGCCACCGAGACGGTGTTCGGCTGGGCAAAGGTCGCCACCCAAGCCCAAGTCACAATCGGCACAGACGACACCTGCCTCATAACGCCGAAGAAGCTTCGAGCCGCACAAGCCACTCAGGCTGAGGCCGAGGCTGGAACTGACAATACAAAGATCATGACCCCGCTGCGGGTATTCCAAGCCATTGCCAACGTAGTGACCCAGTCAACGGAGTCGGCTTTCGGTTGGGCAAAGATCGCAAGCCAATCGCAAGTCAATTTGGGCACCGACGACGCGACCATTGTTTCTCCCAAAAAACTGCGATGGGGCTTTTCCATCAGTCTGACCAGCAACGGCTACATCGTCTTCCCGACGTGGCTCGGCGGCTTGATCATTCAGTGGGCAAATGGAGCGATCCCTGCGGGAGCGGGCATCGTACATGTGAACCTGGCGCTGGCGTTTCCGAACACATTGACCGCCTACTCTGTCTCCACCTCACAGACGGGGACGATGATGAGTGCACAAAGTGCGACCCCCAACGGAATCGATTTATTGGCACGTACTGTCAGCGGAGGGGCGATATCGACTCCCCCGGGGGTCATTGGATACACGTTCATTTGTTTGGGGAGCTAGTCATGCGCAAGTACAGCAAAACAACGGGGAACTGCTACATCGTTGGTCTGCATACCGAAATACCCGCCGATGCCGTGGACATCCCCGATGACCGTTATGACCAGGTTATTGCCAATCCTGCTTTCGGCAAGATTCGCGCTCACGACCCTGATGGCCTACCGACGCTAATCGATCCTCCACCAGCAACCATCGAGGAGCGGACGGAAGCCGAACGCCTTTGGCGGGACGCCCAAATCGAAAGCGTACGCTGGTTGCGGGAGCGTCACCGTGACGAAGTCGATTCAGCCCGGCCAACGACCCTCACGGCTGAGCAATCAGGGGAACTGCTCGATTACGTACAAGCCCTGCGCGACTGGCCGCAAACGGCGGCTTTCCCTGCCGTCGAGTTTCGGCCCATGGCGCCGTCATGGATCGCTGGGCAGGTTCAATGAACTGTTTAAGTCATCTCGTCCTGTAATCCCCTCCCCTACAAGCCCCCGCGCTCGCCCAACCGGCGCGCGCGCGGCAGCCTGTGCACTGTCATCCCAATCACTGCGCAGGCAAACCCATGTCCGATTATCTTCACGGCGTGCGGGTCATCGAACTCAACGACGGCACCCGCCCCATTCGCACCATCCCCACCGCTGTTATCGGCATGGTCTGCACGGCCGACGACGCCGATGCCACCGCTTTTCCATTCGACACTCCGGTACTGCTGACCAACGTTCAAACCGCCATCGGCAAGGCCGGCACCACGGGCACACTGTCGAAGAGTCTTCAAGCCATCGCCGACCAGACCAAACCCTACACCATCGTCGTGCGGGTGAAGGAAGGGGAAACCGAGGTAGAAACCACTAGCGCCCTGATCGGTACCACCACCGCCGATGGCAAATACACCGGTATGAAAGCCCTGCTCGCCGCCAAGGCTCGCGTTGGCATGGTGCCGCGCATCCTGGGTGTGCCAGGCCTCGACAGCCTGCCGGTGGCCACCGCTCTGGTCACCATCGCCCAGCAGTTGCGCGCATTCGCCTACATCAGCGCCTGGGACTGCAAAACCAAGGAAGAAGTGGTCGCCTACCGTGACAACTTTGGCGCCCGGGAAGCCATGGTCATCTGGCCGGAGTTCCAGAGCTGGAGCACCGTCACCAACGCGACCGTCACCGCCTCGGCCGTGGCCCGTGCATTGGGCCTGCGCGCCAAGATCGACCAGGAAGTGGGCTGGCACAAGACGCTGTCCAACGTCGCAGTCAATGGCGTCACCGGCATCAGCGCCGATGTGTTCTGGGACCTGCAAAACCCGGCCACGGACGCCAACTACCTCAACAGCAACGAAGTCACCACGCTCATCAACGAAGGCGGCTTTCGCTTCTGGGGCAGCCGCACCACCAGCGAAGACCCGTTGTTTGCCTTTGAGAATTACACCCGCACCGCGCAGATCCTCGCCGACACCATGGCCGAGGCGCATATGTGGGCCGTGGACAAGCCCATGCATGCCTCCCTGGTGCGCGACATCATCGAAGGGATCAACGCCAAGTTCCGCGAGCTGATCGCGGCGGGCTACCTGATCGGCGGCAATTGCTGGTACCCGGACGATGCCAACGACAAAGACACGCTCAAGGCCGGCAAGCTGTTCCTGGACTACGACTACACGCCGGTACCGCCGCTGGAAGATCTCACGTTGCGGCAACGCATCACTGACCGCTACCTGATCGACTTCGCCAGCAAGATCAACAGCTAACCCGGGCCTCCCCGCAAGGGGAGCTGACCCAGTGCCTGAGCAACGGAGACACGCACCATGGCTATGCCTCGCAAACTCAAAAACCTCAACCTGTTCAACGACGCCAACAGCTATCTGGGCGTGGTCAAAACCGTCACTCTGCCCCCGCTCGGCCGCAAGATGGAAGGCTATCGCGGCGGCGGCATGAACGGCCCGGTCAAGGCCGATCTGGGCTTCTCGGATGATGGCATCCAATTCGAATGGAAGACCGGCGGCCTGGATCTGATCGCACTCAAACAGTTCGGCGCCGTCAACGCCTCGGGCGTCGCGTTGCGCTTCACCGGATCGTTCCAGCAGGACGACACCGCCGAGATCAGCGCCGTAGAAGTCGTAATGCGCGGCCGGCACGAAACCATCGAAATGGGCGATGCGCAGCCGGGTGAAGACACCGAGCACAGCATCACCACCACCTGCACCTATTACAAACTGATCGTCGATAACGAAGAGATCATCGAAATCGACCTGCTCAATTTCATCGAAGTCGTCGATGGCGTAGACATGATGGCCGAGCAGCGCCGAGCCCTCGGCATCTGACCAATCTCGCCCTGACCCAGGGCGGTTAACCCTGCAAACTGGAGCAAGTTATGAAACCAGAAGACACCCTCGAAGCGCTGCCCCCGGTTGACGACAACACCGTCACCCTGGACACCCCTATCACCCGTGGCAAAACCGTCATCGACAGCATCACCCTGCGCAAACCGCAATCCGGCGAGCTGCGCGGTGTGCAGTTGGTCGAGCTGCTGAACATGGACGTAGCCACCCTCATCAAGATCCTGCCGCGCATCAGTAGCCCAGGCATCACGGCGCCCGAAGCCGCCAGCATGGACCCGGCCGACCTGCTCGCCTGTGGTAGCAAGATTTCCGGTTTTTTGTTGCAGAAGTCGGTGAAGACGGACGCGTCCCTCGTTGCGTAGAAGACGCCATGGCCGACCTGGCTGTGGTTTTTCACTGGGCACCGGCTGACATGGACCAGCTGGGCCTTCAAGAGCTGATGGAGTGGCGCGAGCGCGCCCGGGTGCGGAGTTCCACCGATGGCGAATGACTTAAAACTTCAGGTGCTGCTCAATGCCATCGATAAGGCGAGCGGCCCCCTGAAGGCCATCAACAACGGCAGCATCGGGGCCGCCCGCGCCCTCAAGGAAGCCCGCGACCGCCTCAAGGAACTCAACGCTCAACAGAAGGACGTCAGCGCCTGGCGCACCCAGCGCGCTGCCGCCGAGCAAACCGAGCAAGCCCTCATCGCCGCCCGCGACAAAGTCAGGGCCCTGTCCCAGCAGTTCGCCGCTACAGGCGCGCCAACCAAGGCCATGACCAGGGACTTCCGTGCAGCCGTTCGCGAAGCGCAGAAGCTCAAGGAACAACATCAACAACAGGGCGAACAGCTCCAGGCCCTGCGCAGCAAACTGCAAAGCGCCGGTATCAGCACCAAGAACCTGAGCAGCCACGAACGCCAGCTGCGCGAGCAAATCAGCGCCACCAACGCCAGCATCAGCGAACAGGGCAAACGTCTGGTCGCGTTGAATGCTCAACAAAAGCGCCTTGCCATCGAGCGCGCCAAGCTGGAGAAAACGCAGAACCTCGCCGGCAACATGGCTATGAACGGCGCCGCTGGCCTGGGTGTGGGATATGCAGCGAGTCGGCCGGTGGCTAAGGCCATCGGTGCCTTTGCGCCAAACGAAGACTCGGCCACGCAACTCAAGGTTTCAATGATGGACGGCACCGGCAAGGTGTCTGAAGACTTCCAAAAAATCACCGACCTGGCGACCAAGCTGGGCGACCGCCTGCCCGGTACCACGGCCGACTTCCAGGAAATGATGACCATGCTGCGGCGCCAGGGCCTGAGCGCGCAGAGCATCCTCGGCGGCACCGGTGAAGCGGCCGCGTACCTGGGCGTTCAGTTGCAGATGCCCGTAACCGCCGCGGCTGAATTCGCCGCCAAAATGCAGGACGCAACCCGAACATCCGAAAAAGACATGATGGTGCTGATGGACATCATCCAGCGCGGGTTCTACTCCGGCGTAGACCCGACCAACATGCTCCAGGGTTTCAGCAAAATCGCGCCGGTCATGGACACCATCAAGAAGTCAGGCATCGACGCTGCTGCCGAGCTGGCCCCGCTGCTGATCATGATGGACCAGGCGGGCATGGAAGGCGGCGCGGCCGGTAACGCCTACCGGAAAATCTTCCAGGCAGGCCTGGACAAGGACGGGATCAAGGACGTCAACAAAATCATGGAGCTGGAAGGCAAAAACATCCGCTTCAAGTTCACCGACGACAAAGGCAACTTCGCCGGCCTGGAGAACCTGTTCGCCCAGGTCGAAAAACTTAAATCACTGAACGACGAAGACCGCACGTCCACGATCAAACTGCTGTTCGGCGACGACTCCGAAACCATGACCACCTTGAACACCATGATGAACAAGGGGATCGCGGGTTATCGGGAAGTGCAACAGAAGCTTCAAAACCAGGCCGACCTGCGCAAGCGAGTCAACGAACAGCTCGCCACGCTCACCAACGTCATGGAGGCCGCAGAAGGCAGCTTCACCAACGCCCTGGCTGAGTTCGGCGCCGCCGTTGCGCCCGAGCTGAAACAGATCATCACCACCCTCGGCGAGGTCGCTAACAGCGTTGGTGCCTGGGCTCGTGAAAACCCGAGACTGGCGGGCGGGCTGGTGAAGGTTCTAGCGGCTGTTGCAGGCCTGGCCTTCGTGTTTGGTGGCCTGGCCTTGACGATGGCGAGTCTGCTCGGCCCTTTCGCCATGGTGCGGTACGGCATGGGCATGTTTGGCATTCGCCTGGGCATCGTGAAAGCCCAGTTGATAGGCACGCGCACCGCAGCAGCAGGCGCCGGAGCCAACATTGGCAGGCTTGGGAAAGTCTGGCGGTCCCTGGTAGCCACTCGCTCGGCGGGTGGATTGCTCAGTGCGTTACCCGCTTTCGTCAGCAGCGCCCGCCTGGCTGCCGCCAGCGTGCTGCCGATGCTCGGCGGCGCGATCAGTGCGGTCGGTACCGCCATCATGGCGACGCCCATCGGCTGGCTGCTGGCGGCTATCGCCGCCCTGGTTGGTGCTGGTGTGTTGGTCTACAAGTACTGGAACCCCATCAAGGGCTTTTTCCTCGGTTTCTGGCAGGGGCTCGTCGGTGCCCTTCAACCCGTGCTCGATAGCTTTGCAGGCCTCGGCCAATCGCTGCTAAACCTGGGCCAAGTCGTCATGACGTTGCCAGGTGTCGGGGCAGCCTTGGAGCTTCTGGGTAGCATCGCTCGCCCGTTGTTCAGCTTGATCTCGGATGGTGTCAGCAGTCTTATCAACTGGTTCGGCCAGCTACTCACTCCCGTCGAAGATGTCGGCGGCGCGGCTCAGTCAATGGGCGAGCGTTTTGGCGCAGTCATCGGCAACATGCTCAGCCTTTTGTTGGGTCTACCCGCACAGTTCGCTGAACTGGGTACGCAGATGATTCAAGGCCTGGCAAATGGCATCACCAACAGCCTGACCGTAGCCAAGGAGGCCATTACCGGGGCAGGCGATGCGGTGATTGGTTGGTTCAAGGAAAAGCTCGACATCCACAGCCCCTCCCGTGTGTTCGCGGAGCTGGGCGGCTTCACCATGGCAGGCCTTGCTCAGGGGCTTGAGGGCAGCCAGAACGGGCCGCTGAGCGCCATGACCAGCCTGAGCAAACAACTCACGGCAGCCGGCACACTGGCCCTCGGCGCAACCGCCATGCCGCTGGCCGCCATGCCGTTGCCGCAATTCCCGGTCGGGGCTGCCGCTGCCTCTTCGTTGTCGATCGATGATCGGGCGCCCATCAGCCCTGCCCCGGCGGCGGTTCATGACAGCCACGACACCTACGAAATCAACATCCACACCACGCCAGGCATGGAAGCCCAGGCGATCAGCCGCGCCGTACGGGCCGAGCTGGCGCGTATCGCCAGCGAGAAAGCCGCACGCCAGCGGAGCAAACTGTCAGATCTGGAGTAATCCCCATGATGCTTGCTTTGGGCATGTTCGTGTTTAGCCTGTCCACCGCCGCTTACCAGGAGCTGCAACGCCAAACCGAGTGGCGCCATGCGAGCAACAGCCGCGTCGGCGCCGCTCCGGCTCGGCAGTTCGTCGGGCGTGGCGACGACACCATCACCCTCCCCGGCATCATCCTGCCGGAGCTGGCCGGCAGTGCCTTGAGCCTCGACGCCCTGCGCCTGATGGCAAACACCGGCAAGGCCTGGCCGATGGTAGAGGGAAGCGGCCGAATCTACGGCCTGTGGATTATCGAGAGCCTGAGCGAAACCAAAACCATCTTCTTCCGCGACGGCACGCCACGGCGCATCGAATTCACGATCAGCCTCAAACGGATCGACGACGACCGGATTGACCTGCTCGGCGCTGGTACCAGCGCAGGCATCAACATCTTGAGGGCGTTGCTGTGATCGACGCTGCTCTGTCCAAGGTCACCGGCTACATCGAAGACCTGGCCGAACGCTACCGCCGCGATGCCGCTTATCCGGTGCCGGCGTTTCGCATCACGGTCGATGGCAACGACATCGCCCAGTTGATCAGTCCACGGCTGATGAGCCTGGAGCTGACCGACAATCGCGGGATCGAGGCCGACCAACTCAGCATCACCCTCAGCGACCACGACGGCCTGCTAGCGATCCCGCCCAAGGGCGCGGTGATTCGGTTGTGGCTGGGTTGGAGCGACACAGGCCTGGTGGACAAGGGCACCTACACCGTCGATGAAACCGAGCATAGCGGTGCTCCGGACGTACTCAGCATCCGCGCCCGCTCTGCCGACCTGCGCAAAGGCCTGAAGACCAAGCGCGAGCGCAGTTGGAGCAACACCACCCTCGGCGACGTCCTGGGCGACATAGCCCTGGGCAACGGCCTCACCGCCACCATTTCCGGCGCCCTAGACGGGTTGCCCATTCTTCAGCTGGACCAGGCCAACGAATCCGACGCCAACCTGATCAGCCGCGTAGGCGAAGAGTTCGACGCCGTGGTCACCGTCAAGGCGGGCTGCCTGCTGTGCCTGCCGGCGGGCGGCGGCAAGACGGCCACCGGCGCCGAGCTGCCGCATATCACCCTCACCCGCACCGATGGCGACCAGCACCGCTACCTGCAAGCTGACCGCGACAGCTACGACGGTGTGCGAGCCTATTTCTATGACGTGAACAGTGCAAAGAAACAGGAGGCCATTGCCGGCGGCGGTGAACACCTCAAGGATTTGCGCCACACCTTCAGTGACCGCCAATCAGCCCTGCGTGCTGCTCGGGCCGAATTCAACCGCCTGCAACGCGGCAGCGCGACGCTCAGCTACACCCTGGCTCGGGGTCGGCCCGATCTGATTCCTGAGCTGACCTACACGCTCCAGGGGGTGAAGCCGGAAATTGACGAGATCATCTGGTACGGCGGCAACGTGCAGCACACCCTCAGCGCAGACAACGGCTACACCGTCAGTCTGGAGCTGGAAAGCAAGCTGCCAGAGGATACGGTTGAGGGGCTGGCGGAGGAAAATAAAGGGGATTACACAGGGATCATCGCGTACTACCGCGACAAGAAGACCGGGAAGGAGAAGACCGTGACTGCGGGGGATCAGAGCAAGCCGAAGCGGTTGCGGTGGTTGTATGCAAGCGAAAAAACTGCAAAACGGGCGGTAACGAGAGAGTACCAACGAATGAAAAATCCGACCGACTCGCCCATATCCTAAGAAGAAGTCGCTTTCTTCTTCGCACCTTTATCGGCCTTTGGCTTGGCAGCCCTTTTATCTTTTGGGTCAAAGCCAAGAATGACACCGATGTGTTTCACCTTAAAAGGAGTTCCAGACCTGTCGTGCTTATGAACACTATAGAATACGAAACTTGGACGTTCGTTACAGGCGGCTTCGATATAACCTTCCAGAGCTTGGCTCGCCAGATGAGCTCTCCAAGCAGCCATAACACTCGCGGCATCATTATTCTTAATGTAAATCAACATACCACCACAATCCTGATTAACGTCGCCAGTGGAGTAACGAGTCGTTAACTGTTGAAAGCCTTTATAAAGATAATCATAACCCGCGTGAATCTTAGCCTCACCTATCCATAAAAAATTATCTTTCTTACCACGAACTACCAGATCGGAATGACCACCAATCTTTTCGTCATGAGTAGCGATATAACCAAGAAGACGTAGAGCTCGCTTTATTTCTGTATTTAGCCTGTCCTCACCATCCTTCTTAAGTAACTCAGGATTCTCCTGAAAACCGCCGAGAACAGCGTCGAGGTCCTTATAAAACACCTTAACAAAATCTTCATACGTATTCGCTAGAAGTCGATTAAAAAACAATTCTACCCCTGGAATTATTGGCCCCATAGCTCTTAGCTGAGCTATTGTCAAGTTATCGAGAGCACCCTCAGTCATTCCTGTTTGCCCTCCACCACTTCACGACTTGGCACAAAATAAGGGTAAATTTTGCTCTCGTAGTCAGGGACCTCAACCCCATATTCTGGATGCATAAGTTTATTTGTTCGCTGCGCCTCATCCAGATACTCAGATTCCAAATAAAAAACTTCATCTTCAATTATTAATTCAAATTTCATATCTAATAAAGGTACTGAAGCCCCTGTAAGATATTGAGTCATCTGAACCAAAAGTAACAAATCATCAAGACCAGCTATATTAGCAAGCCTTGTAAAAGTCAAATGAGCAATATCATCATGAGAGTAGATATATTCAACAAGACGCAAGCAAGCACCCTTCAGAGGTTCTGAAGGGTCGTCATCTGCTATACGACTAATGACTACATCTTTCTTCATAATAAGCTCTTATAGAACTTTATCTAACACAAAATCGTAGTCTTCCTGAGAGGTGCAGTTTAGCACATGCAAAATATCAATCACTGGATTTTTGTCACTCGCTATTGAAAAGTGTGCAGGAATAGAAATCTCCGGCTCTCCATTCCCCGCAGGTGAAGGCCAATGTTTTGATATGGAATACGCATTTAGATCAACTACAGCAACTGTGCCACCATGGTGGTAAGGATCCAATCGCACGTCTCGACTCTTGTGCCTCATCTTTTCACGATAAATACCAGCTGCGTCCGTGACATGCCCTAGCTCTCCAACCACTCCATCATTAGTATCATAAAGCTTTTTAATGGCAGGATAAAAATTCAACTTGGTACCAAGAATATCAGGCGTGCCAATATTTTTCGCAGCAAATTGAGAAACCAGCTGTTCAATTCTACGCATACGACGACTTATATCGTCAGCATTGAATTTCTTTACTCCATCTAGCCTGATCTCTATCAAACCCTCATCAGGCAGAAGGCTCACCACATCGTACAGTTGTATTGGCCTACGACGAATACCTATTAATTCGTCAAACACCCCAAAATCTTTTGTCGCGTCATCATCAAGAGAATCGCCAGGAAGCTCTTCTCGCTCAGTGATGTACTGCTTCGAACACATCATAAAATTGGAGCGATCTTTTTCATCCCACTGGGCGGCACAGATGATATCTAATGGGGCCTTTAAAAGCTCATCAAGCGCTAGAGGAAAGGGAAAACCTTTCGTGTATACGCTACCCTTATCAACAAAGCCCTTACTCATCGCACCAATTAGAAGATTGATAAGTCCTGCATCCACCTCATAGATCTTGACAACTTTATCACAATAAAGTGTCATCTCATTATGAATCAAAACAAGCGAGGCGGCACAAGCGTCCTTCGTATCTTTTTTCTTAAGTTCCGGAATAATTTTTGCGACAGTCTGCTGCCATCCAGTCGAAACAGGTAGATCGTGATTTTTTAAAGCATTCCTTACACTCTTAAATGAGACATCTCGAACCTGAAGCGCATCAATATAGGAAAGAGGATTTAGCATTAACGCCTCATATATCTCAAGAGTGAATTTTAGACTTATTGACAGCACAAACTAAGCACATATCTACATGAAATATGTGTAACTGTAAGCCGTAACTGTTTAGAAAGTGAGAACACGCGCTGCCAGATAGGCTCCGCGACTTACCTGCGGTTTTAAGAAGCTCACGGCAACTGCGGAAACGACTATTGCTTTGCATGTCTCAAATCCCTCTGCTGACTAGCGCGGCTCCGATGACTTCTCGCCCGCCTCAAGCACGGGCCGAAGCGGGTGGATCACCGGCGTCCTGCACTGGCTGATCCTTTCTTAATGGGTACAGATTATGCTGGCCGTTTGGTATCGGCAAGGGCTTCAGTCAAATCCTTGAGGCGCTGCTCGACATCCATTAAGCGTTTCTTCTCTTCAGCAGCGCTTTGTATCTCCCGCTTGCCCGCCTCCCCAAGCGAGCGAAACAGTTCAAGGATGGCCTCCTCCTGTTTGTTTGCAGGCTGAGCCTGGGCTACCTCGCCCACAGAGCCATGGAACATGGGACCTTCACCGGTCAACAACCAGTCCACACTTATACCCAAATGAGTACGCAAGGCCGACATCGCCTTTGCGTTGGGCTCTCTCTCGTCCAGAAGGTAGTTCTGGAGCGTTCTGTAGGGGATGCCAACCATTTCGGCAGCCTGTTTTATGGACAGGTCTTTGACATCAAGAACGCTGCGAAGACGCTCGGATATACTCATTTTTTCATATAACCCGGTTGACGCACTCGTTTTGGTGCGTATACTGCGAACAAACAGGTACATCTTAACCAACTAGGAACACATCAACCATGAGCCAAGCCATGGAAAAGCGCCAAATCCAGGCGCGACTGATCGAGAACGGCAGCAATTTCCGCCAGTTCGCAATCAGTCACGGCTACGAGCCTCGCACGGTGACCCAGGTAGTTCAGCGCTGGGCCGGTCACGACACGCTGCCTCGGGGGCGGTTGTCGTTCCGCATTCTGCGTGACCTCTCCAAGGTGATAGGCAAAGAAGTTCTGCCCGGAATCCTGGCGGATTCCAACGAGCAAACAGAATGCAAGGCTGTATGAAATGACTGTAGGGGCGATGGCACCAGGGAGAAACCAGAAGATGAAACGCCCAATACTAGCGACCAGGCGCCAAGTCATGAGCGCAGTCATTTGCGCTTACCCCGGCGGGCGCGAGTGCGCCGCTGCCCGACTCGGCTATGAACTCAAGAAATTCGACAATCATGTTTACGAGAATGCCGGCAGCCGCCCCCTGAGCGATGAGCAGATACACCTGCTCGAGCAAGACTCCGGCACAACCCACCTGCCTGAATACATCGCCGCCATGTACGGCGGCATGTTCGTGCCGCTCGCTAAACCCGAGACGCTGGACAACATCGACCTGTACAGCCGGTCGGTACATGCCGCAGCGAAGCGTGGTTACGTCGATCAGATCATCGCGAAGGCACTGGAGGACGGAGTAGTTGAGCCAGGCGAAGCTGCGGCCATTCTCGGCGCTCACAATCGCTACATGGCTGCGCGCCATTCCGAAGTGCTGGCCGCCATCCAGCTACACAGCAAGGAGCGCAAGCATTGAGCACTTACAAGCTGGTCTGCCCTCACTGCCTCGGCCGCATGCGTATCCGCACCAGCGAAGGCACGCACATTTTCCTGCGGGTGGCCTACCTGCAATGCACCAACGAAGCTTGCGGCTGGTCGGTGCGGGCCGAGTTCGAAATGACGCATGAAATGAGCCCCAGCGGCATGGCGAACCCCTCCGTGAAGCTCCCTATCGCCGACATCGCCCTGCGCCGCGCCGCGATGAAGTCCGCCAACGATCAACCCGACCTGCTCGACCAAATGGAAATGGAGTGTGCGCAATGAACCATGAACAGCTTGACCACGATTACCGCAGCAGCATGCAACGTGCCGCATTCGCCTACCTAGAACGGCACGAAGCGCAGCACCTGGTGGATTCAGACCTACTGTATGAAAACTGCGTTCGGCACATGACCACCGCATTGGAAGTACCAGTTTTCATGGCACAGCAACTGGTGCACAACGCCTGGACTGAATTGCAGATCATCAACCAGCGAAAGTGGATCGGCGTGGACTGGGGCTCCAGCCCAGGCAGCACCGTCGTCCATTTGATCGACACCCGGGCGGACCTTCGCTACCCGGTCCCGGCAAGGTTGCTACCACAGACGATGCTGGCCCAGCGCGATGCCGCGCTGAAGCAACAACCTCAGTAACCCCCTTTTAAACAATCCGCCCTACCCCGCTTCCCGTGGGTTTGGGTGAGCTTTGCCCGAAATCCGAGGTGGACCATGGAAATCGACGTCGCCATCACCGCAAAACTGCCCCGCGAAGAGGCCGAAGCGCTGCTCCAAGCGCTACGGAACCAATACGCCCAGCAGTTTAACGAGCATTGGTACGACGACCGCTTTCGCATGATCCCCGAGGGTTTACGGCATGGCTCGTTGCTCGCGGCCTTCCCGGTAATGGCCGCGCAAAAACGCCTGATTGGCGCCCTTAAACACAGTCTTGCCGAAGCGAAGTAAGCCCCGATGGAAATGCAAGAAAGGCTGCGAGCCGAAGTTATCCGGCGTATTGAGCGGGACTACCAGCTCCAGCACATGCGCGGCACCAACTACATGCGCAAGGGCGTCTGCCCTGCGCCAGGTTGCGGCCAGAAGACGCTGTACACCTTCTACGATGCGCCCTGGATGTTGATTTGCGGACGGCCAGAAAAGTGCGGCCACCGCATTCACGTCAAGGACGTTTATGACGATTTGTTCAATGACTGGAGCAAGACCGCCCCGTCTACACCGGATAACCCGCTTGCCACTGCACGTGCCTATCTGGAGTTCGCCCGCGGCTTCAAGTTCGAGCTCATCGCCGGCTGGTTCACCCAAGAGCACTACTGGAACAGCGACCTCAATATCGGCAGTGCCACTGTGCGCTTCGCCCTGGAGAAAGGGGGTTATTGGGAGCGTTTGATCGACCGTCCCGACCGGTTTGGCAAGATGAAAGCACGCTTTCGGCCGGCCGGTGATGGCAGGGAGAGTTACAAAGGGGTGTGGTGGTGCCCGCCAAGCGTGGACTTACTGGAAGTCGAAGAGCTGTTGATCGTCGAGGGCATCTTCGACGCTATCGCGCTATTTCACAACCGCATCGCGGCAGTGTCGATGATGTCCAGCGCCCCCTGCCCGACTGACTCTCTCAAAGCGTTGATCAAGCTGCGCCACGATGCCGGTAAGCGCCTGCCTACCCTGGTGTGGGCATTGGATAACGAGCCAATCGCCAAGGCCAACATGCGCCGCTGGGCGAAGGAAGCCCGCGACCTGGGCTTCACCTGCAAGGCAGCAGTAATCCCTCAGCCCAACGGCAAAAAAGTTGACTGGAACGACCTGCACCACCGGTGGAAGTCGATAGAGGACGATGACAAACGCGCCGAACAGATCGCTCAAGACCTCGACGAAGCTCGCCATCACGGCGACCTGCTGCTGGCTGACTCGGCTGAGGAAAAGGGCTTTCTCATTTACCTGCGTGACGAGCGCAAGGAGTTCCACTTTTCGTTCCGCAAGCGCCTGTACTGGTTTCGGCTTGACCTTGAGAGATACGACCGCGCCATGGGCGATCTGGAGAGTTCTGAGCGTCATGAGGACCAGTTGCTCAGCGACGAACAGCGCCGCTACAAGGCGTTGCGTCAATCGGGCTCAGTGACCAGCATCGCCAACTGCAATTTCCAGGCGCTGTATTACATGCGCAATGACCTGACCGATGAGGCCTGGTACTACTTCCGCATCGAGCGCCCTCAAGGGGCTGCCATCAAAAGTACCTTCACGGCCAAGCAGCTCACCTCTGCACCTGAATTCGCGAATCGCCTGCTCAATGTCTCCAATGGCGCAATGTTCGAGGGCAGCGCCCAGCAACTGAAACGGATCCTGGCGCCTCAGCTCGATTGCCTGAAAACCGTCAACACAATCGAATGGATTGGCTACAGCCGTGAACATGGCGCCTATGTCTTCAACGACCTGGCGTTCTTCGGCGGAAAGGTACAGACGCGCAACAACGAGGACTTCTTTGACCTCGGCAAGCTGAGCATCAAGTCGCAGAGCCAGTCGCCAGTTCTGCATATCAACACCGACCTCAACGCCTACAACGAAGGTTGGTTCGACATCTACTGGCGCTGCTTTGGCGTTCAGGGGCTGGTGGTGCTGGCCTGGTGGCTGGGTGCCTTGCACGCCGAGCAGATACGCCAGATTCACAAGTCGCTGATGTTCTTGGAACTGGTGGGCGAAGCCGGATCGGGCAAGACAACCCTGGTCGAGCTGCTATGGAAACTGGTCGGCCGGACTGATTACGAAGGTTTCGACCCGTCCAAAGCGACCGCCGCGAGCCGTGCGCGCAACTTCTCTCAGGTCAGCAATTTGCCGGTGGTGCTCATCGAGTCGGAGCGCGAGCAAAAGGAAGGCCAGCCGGTTAAGCACTTCGACTGGGACGAACTGAAAACCGCCTACAACGGCCGTAGCGTTCGCTCCACGGGTGTGAAAAACAACGGTAACGACACTCATGAGCCGCCGTTCCGCGCCGCGCTGCTGATCGCGCAGAACAACCCGGTGAATGCCTCGGAACCCATCCTGCAGCGACTCTGCCATGTCCACCTGACTCGGGAGCACCACACCCCGGAGACCAAGCAGTTCGCCGAGCAACTGGAACGCATGCCGATGGAAAGCATCAGCGGCTTCCTGGTGAAAGCGCTGCAACGCGAAGCCAACACCATGCGCCTGATGGAGCAAAACACCTCCCGCTACGAGCAGGAGTTGCTGGCCCAACCTGGAATCCGCACCGTCCGTATCGCCAAGAACCACGCCCAACTGCGCAGCCTGGTGGATGCGTTGGCAGAAGTAGTGCCCCTGGGCGAACACCGCAAGGCTTTGGCGCACGCCGAGGTCAGCCGCATGGCCTTGGAGCGGCAGCAGGCAATCAACGCCGACCACCCGACCGTGCGCGAGTTTTGGGACCTGTACGAATTCCTCAATGGCCTGGACGAGAAAGGCGCACTCAACCATGCGCGTCGGGATGGCCTGATCGCCGTGAACCTCAACGAGTTCGTAGAGATGGCGGCCAACAAGCGGCAGCAGGTGCCCGCGCTCAGCGACCTGAAACGCCTGCTCAAGACCAGCAAGTCACCAAAATTTCTGGAGTCGAACAAGCCCGTTAACTCGGCGCGCTTGCTGGACGCTTTCGACAAACCGAAAACCATTCGCTGCTGGGTATTCCAGGGCGTTTAACCACAGCAACAACAGGAGCAACACCATGCAAAACGAACTTAAATCCGCCATTCGCTTCAACGATTTTGTCGCCTACTTTGGCGTTCGAGGAGTGGTGGCTATGGCCTGGTGGTTGGGGGCCGCACATGCCGCCCGAATCCGCCAGGACCAGTACAGCTTTCCGTTCCTGCATATCGTCGGCGCCGCCGGCAGCGGCAAGACTCTTTTGCTGGATTACCTACAAAAGCTGAACGGGCAGGCGCCTTGGAGCAATTCGCTGACTCACGCCAGCCCAGCTGGGCGCTCCCGAATATTTGCAGGTGCAGGGAAGCGGATAGTCGTTTGCGAAAATCAAGACGGGACAGAGCAGTCCATCGATTGGGACGAACTGAAGCCGCTCTACAGCTCCGGCAGCATCATCACGCGCACAGGAGAGGGACTGAGCGAAGAAGTGACGTTCGAAGGCGCAATCGTGATTACCGCAAATCAGCCGCTGGAGTGCAGCGATGCCCTCAGCAGCCGAATGATTATGGTCGACCTTTCAGCCAGTGACGCCCAACCAACCAGAATCCGACCCGACGCGATCAGCGATGTCGACTTGATCCAGGTGAGCGCTTTCGGACTGGAGGTAAAAGAGCGGGAAGCGTGGATCTCAAACAACATTCGCTACTACGGGCCCGCATATCAGAAAGAACTGCTCGAAAAGTACGGCCCCGCCCTGAGCGCGCGTACAGCCCTCAACTGCTCGCAAATGCTGGTCCTGCTTGACCTGCTCTGCAACTTGCTATCGATCAATGACGCCTTGCGACTGGATACCAGGAAGCTGATTCACGACATCGCTTTCCTCAACACCATTCCTTATTGATTCGGTCTTCGAAAGGAGAACCCGCATGAATACGTCAGCGCAAAAACAGCACACAAACTGGTTTCAGCAGTTGCAAGAGTTCGAAGCAAAGCGCCCCTCCATCCGCAAGGCCGGTATCGAGGCACTGAACCGCCTGGTCCCTGTCGCCCAGCGCGGTACAGGCCAGAGCGCCGTTGTCGGCCGTTTCCTGCTCGGGCTCTACAACGGCCACGACTACCCGTTTGTGCTGACCAGCCTACGCGGCCTCGACACTGCGTTGTTCGACGACTGCCTGGCCGTGCTGCAACTGGATTTCTCACCGGAACAAGAGGTGCACACGTACTTCCCCAACGGCGACGCCATATGGGCAGAACTGATCAGGGCTTGGGCATGAAGTGGGCGCCGAAACGCAATAGAGACGGGCAAGTGCAGCAGAACTGCTGGATTACCGACAGCGGCTACACCGTGGCCGAGTGCCGGTTGCCTGAAGCGCGGTACCCCATCACTCGCCCAGGCGCCGACCTGCCTTTCGCTTATGCGAAAGACCGGGACGAAGTCATAGCGATCATCAAGCAAGACCAGGCCAGAACGGCCTGAAAAGACGGTGTCGAGGAGCGGCAACTCCCCGACACCTACCACCACCAAGGAGCAGCACCATGCAAGCACAGACCCCAAGCAGCAGCGCCGTAGAGGCTAGCACGAACCCTTTGAAAGTCGGCGACGATGTTTCCTTTGTTGTCGCCAGGACCATGGCGCGCAGTGTCGAATTCAGCGTGCGCAAGGGCACAATCATGGCGATTGAAGACCAGGTCGCGCTGGTGGAATCACGCCACGGCCGGAGTTTGCAGCCGCTCAACAAGCTCAGCCGTGAAGGCGAACCCAATGCACTCACCAAAGCCTTGTTGGGAGGGCGCTACGATGCTTAAGCGCACCTTCACCCATTTCCACCTCTGCTGCGGCCTTGGCAGCGGTGCCGCTGGCTTCAGCGACTCCAAGCCCACCCTTGGCCCCGTCCAAGCCGAATGGCGCTGCCTGGGAGGCGTTGACGTTGATCCGGCCGGGTTGCGTGACTTCCAGATGATGACGGGCGTACCTGGCACGCTGATGGACTTGTTCACCCGGCAGCAGTACATCGCCTTCCATGGGGAGGAGCCACCCGCCGGTTGGAAGGAGGCTACTGCCGAGGATCTTCGCCGCGCCGCCGGCAATGAAGACCCTGACGCCGTGTTCATCAGCAGCCCTTGTAAGGGTGCATCCGGTTTGCTATCGGAAACCATGAGTCAGACGCCGAAATATCAGGCGCTCAATGAGCTGACCCTGCGTTGTGTCTGGCTGATGTGCGAGGCCTGGAAGCACAACCCCGTTTCGCTGATCGTGTTCGAAAACGTACCGCGCCTGGCAACTCGTGGGCGACATTTGCTGGACCAGATCAACAAGCTGCTGCGCCACTACGGATACGCCGTGGCCGAGACCACCCATGACTGTGGCGAAATTGGCGGATTGGCTCAAAGCCGCAAGCGCTTTCTGTTGGTCGCCCGGCACGTCGAAAAGGTACCGGCATTCCTGTACGAGCCGGAAAAACGAAGCCTGCGGGCCGTGGGCGACGTGCTGAGCCGCATGCCACTGGCAGGTGACGTGGAGCAGGCTGGGCCGATGCATCGGGTGCCGGCGTTGCAGTGGAAGACATGGGTCCGCCTGGCCCTGGTTGAGGCTGGAAAGGATTGGCGCAGCTTAAGCCGGTTTGCGATCGAGGACGGTCACCTGCGTGATTTTGTAATCGTGCCGGAGTACCGCGCCGGTTATCTCGGTGTGCATGATTGGCGGGACACCACCGGCACCGTGGCTGGCCGGTCGAGCCCTACCAATGGAAAATTTTCGGTCGCCGACCCTCGGCCGGCTAGCAAATTCGAATACACCCAGTACGGTGTGCTGCCCTATGACCGGCACTGTGGTGTAGTCACGGGGCAGCGAAGCCCAGGGCAAGGGACGTTCAGCGTTGCAGACCCGCGCATGAGCGGCGAGCGGCACAACAACGTGTACCGCGTGGTGCGCAACGACCAAGCCGCCGGCACTGTCACCGCAGGACATGGTCCCAGTTCTGGTGGGCAGGCCGTGGCCGACCCACGGCAACCTTCCAAGGGTTTCGGCAAGTACCTGGTGACCGACTACAACAAGCCGGCCGGTACCGTCATCGCTGGCAGCACGACAGGGCAAGGTGCCTTTGCCGTGGCAGATCCTGCGTACAAGAACTGGCACGCCGGGGCCAGCACGCAAAAACTGCGCATCACACCTTGGGACGAAAACGCTAAGACCGTGACCGGCTCTCAACAGGTTGCCAGCGGCGCCTTGTCCATCGCCGATCCACGCCCGGGCATGTCGCGCACAAAGGGCGATGCCTACTTGACCGGCGGGCATTATGGAGTGGTCGATTGGAAGGATCCGGCCGGTGCCGTTTCCGCCAGTGCCTGCCATGACAACGGTCGGTGGTCGGTCGCTGACTGGCGTATGCCGGCGCCTAACGACAGGCTGACCTGCATGATCACCAGCCTCGACGGCACCTGGCACCGACCCTTCACCACGCTGGAGCTGGCCGCGCTACAATCGCTGTTTGATCCGGAGGACCATTGGTCAACCGATCCGCAGACCGCAAATGAAATCCAACGGATGCAGCGTGTTCGCAAGATCGAGCAGGCACGGTTCTTCCAACTGGATGGCGTTAATGACGGTCTCCACCGTGAGCGCATCGGCAACGCGGTCCCACGAGCAGCGTCGAAGGCGATGGCCGATGTGTTCGGCATGACGCTGCTGCTCGCCGAGACTGGCGAAACGTTCATGTTGAGCAATGTGTCGATTTGGGTGCGGCCGGTGGCGGTTGCGTTGAGTGTGGCTCAGGCGGAGGCCAGTGTATGAGCGTTTTCCTTCTGCTCTACCTGTGTGCGGACGCAACCCGAACGGATTGCCAGGTGCTACCAGCTCAACGCTGGGACGGGCCAGACGCTTATGAGCAATGCCTCGGCGCGGTGCCAGGGCTTACTCAAGCGTTGAGCGCACCGAACCGTGAACGACATCGTTTTGTTTGCGAGATCCAAACCGACAGCGCACAACCTGCAGGACGTGCCGCCCGGCCGACATTCATTCATCAATCGTTTCGGATGTGAGGGACATCATGAACACAGCTTTTATCCTGATGGCCCAGTACGACGGCCAGGCGATTATTTCGCTGGAGCAGGTTTGCCGGGACTACTTCACGCACCTGACGCCTGACATGTTCCAACGCAAGGTGATGAGCGGGCAAATCAAGATCCCCATCACCCGCTTGGAACGCAGCCAGAAGTCGGCCAAGGGGATTCATATCACCGACCTGGCTGCTTACCTCGATCTACAGCGCGCAGCCGCGGTTAAAGAGAACAGCCAGCTCAACGGGTTAAAACACGCCTTTTAAGCCACTTCATTGATGCGGCGCCCAGTTGGACGGGCGCCCTCAATATCTCTTCGTGCCATTCCCACCCTATGTAGCGGTCACCTTTGCCACGTAGGTGTGTGTAGCGCCTCAACGAATTCCAGTCCCGATGCCCCGAAACGCTCGCCACCCGGGGGATATCCCAGTCCATTTCGAACAGACGGCTTACACCTTCGTGACGGAGGTCATGGAAGTGCAGATCCTTGATTTCTAGGAGTTTGCAGGCCTTCGCCCAGGATGTGGAGATTGATTCCGGGCTGTACGGGAAAATATCCTCGCCGGCTCGAGGCATGGTTTGGAGGATCTTCCAGGCCTCGTCGGGCAGGTAGCACCACACATCGTTGCCAATCTTCTGGCCTGGGTTCTTCATGTCGCGAACCAACACGCGCTGGCCGGGCTCGTCGACGTCGTCCCAGCGAATCCGGGTGATTTCGTCGAGACGGCGCGTCGAGAACAGGGCAAAGCCCACAACTTTCATCATGTTGATGATGCTTCGGCGCCGGGCCTGCATATCCTGGTAATGCTTCATGAGCTTACCCAGCTCATCCAGAGTGGGGCGACGGTCACGCTCGCGACTTTTCAGGTTGTAGCCGAGCTTGCGCAGTACGCGCCGTGCGCCACCCATCGCCATCGGGTCAAGCTGATAACCCCAAGCGTCCTTGCCGATGGAAAGCACTGCACCGAGGTGCGCCAGGTCGTTGCCAGCGGTCTGCGCCTGGACGCCCCCACCTTCAGGGCTCATCCGCCATAGCGCGTAATCGACCAGGCATTGGGTATTGATCTGGGTATCGGCCAGCTTGCCCAGGTACGTTTCGCCGATGGCCGTAAGGGTTGCGCGTTTGGTTTTGCCCAGCGGCCGGGCTTTCTCAACCTCGACCAGGTACTGGTCAATCATTTCTTTGAGCGTGGCGCTTTTGCGGTTCGCCCGCTCAATCGCACCAGGTTCATCCAGTTCGGACTCACGTTTGCGTGCCCAAGCTTGCGCCGCCTGTTTCCGGGCGAAGGTCTGGCTCTCTTGGTAGACTGTCACCTTGTCGCGGTTGATGCGGATCTGAGCTGTGTAGCTGATGGTGCCGTCGGCCTTTTTGCGTGATCTGATCGTTGCCAT